CGAGATCGAAGTGCGAGCCGTTCTTGATGGCAAGGAGATTGTTGGCGTTTCTGCCAAGCTTGTCTCCGCCCGTCCCGGCGTGAAGGCGAAGATGGGGCTAGAAATGAATATGCTGGATTTTCGGCATAAGTTTTTCACCGCATTCGGCACGGCTATTCGGGATGCAAAGAGCAATCCCAACACGGCGGAAGCGCAGTCAGACGAAGCCGTGCTTCGTGAGTCATGGGCTTCCATGTTCGCGCAGGGATACTCCGACGCAATCAGCGACCTGAACGGTTTATCGGCGACAATGAAGTCCAAGACTTCGGTTGGCCAGATGCGTAAGGCTGCTTCAGACGCGATGGAAGCTTACCGTCAGGCAAAGGCCGCCGTCCGCTCCTCCCGTCCCGGCGTGAAGGCGAAGGCGTGAGTCAGCGCAAGGCGATCATGCGACGACTGGGCATCTTCGCCCTGCCGACAAGCAAGCGCAAGCTGACCATCGACCAAGCCGAAGCGGCGCTCAAGCGCCTCGGGTATACGCTTGACTTCCGCAGCGGGCAGACCAACCCGCCAGCCTTTGCTACGTCCTACGAAGTGAAACAGCCGAACGGCGTTGTCAAGCGCATGACGGTAGACCAGATCAAAGCCCTGATGCAGCGGTCGAGGTTCGATAGCAACTGCGGCATTGGTAAGGGCGGGTTCAAGCCCGGGAACACCTGCGGAGCCGAAAGCGGCGGCGGTGGTTCGTCATCGAAGCCAAGCGACACCGTGCGCGGCATTGAAGACCGCGCCAAGGCGGCTGGGAAGTCGTTCACGGAGCAATGGCTATCGGAAACCCGTTCGGACATTACCCGCCAGTACGACCAACGCGATGCGCGGGAAGCAAAGAAGGCGGCGGACACCATTCGCAAGAAGGAAGCCGAACTCGCTGAAGTGAAGCGGCAAGGCCCACAGGCACGCGCTGGCGGGTTGCCTGAAAAGGCGAAGACCATCCGCGCCCTTGAAGGTCAACTCGACAAGGCAAAGCAGGACGTGGAAACCCTACGCAAGCAGCATGAAGCCGCTGCCAAGGCAAGCGAAGCCGCAATGCGTACTATGCGCGAGAAGCGTGCAGCGCAGAACACCCCAGAGGCGAAACGCGCTGCCGACATTGCACGCTCCAACAAACAAGCCCTCAGCATGGTGAATCGAGAGCGCAAGCAGCGCGGGCTTCCACCACTCAACAAACTCCCGGATTAAGCAATGCCCGACCCGATCAACAACCCGCTCTCGCAACGTCAGTCGATCCCCGGCGCAGGATTGCCACCAACCAAGCGACCGCGCAAGCCGCTGCCGCCTCCGATTGATCGTGGACTGACCGGGCCGCTCGCCATGCCCGTGGAAGTGCAGCGGACATTCTTCCGCACCGCTAGCCTGATGCTGCGGAACTCTAGCCTTGCCTACCGCCTCGACCCGAACTATCAGGCGATGATGCGGGCAGACGCGGACATTGAGGGCGTGCTGCGCTCCCTGCTCGTGACGCTTGCCGGGTTGGAGTGGAACGTCCTTTCCGACGACGAATCAGACCCGCGCCTCGTCAAGCTCGCCGAGCGCATTGCCGAGATCATCGGCGCAGCCCCGCGCCGTAGCGATATGTTCCGCTCCCTGCACGAAGCCGTTTGGTACGGGTGTAGCGCCGTGAACGTGGTCTACGACCGCGACCCGCGCCTTGGGGTACGCATCCGCGAATGGCTTCCGCTCGCCTCCGATACCCTTGCCTTTGACCAGACCGGGAACGTGGCGATGCGCGTTGGTAGCGCCTACATCAACGAGGCATCCGTCACCGACCTCGGCTTTGACTCGCTCGTCCACCTGTTCGACGACAACGAACGCCGCGCCATTGTCCTGCACCGCGTCTTCACCACCGCGCCAAACTTCATCGACCCGAACAGCGCCGAAACGGTTTACCGAGGCGTAGGTGCGCGTGATGTCTGTTGGTACATCTGGCTCTTGAAGCAGGAAGTCCTACAGAACGCCGCCGCCTATGTGGAGCGGTACGCCCTTGGCATCCGCGTTGGGTACTACCCAGCCGGGAACGATGCCGCCAAGAGCGAGATGATGACCATCTTGCAGAACTTGGTCAACGACAACTCGGTCGTCCTGCCCCGCATTTCGCCGACCGAGTCCATGTACGACATCGACATCAAGGACGCGAACGGTGGCCGCGCTCAGATCTTCATGGAGCTGGTGAACTGGCTCTCGGGCAAACTTAAGGAAGCAATCCTCGGTCAGTCGCTCTCCAGCGAGGCTGGCGGGACGGGTATGGGCAGCGGGGTCGCTGATCTTCACGCCGATACCCTTTCCCGCGTCATCCGCTATCACGCGGATTGCCTCGCGGAGAGCCTGACCACCGACCTTGTCCGCATCATTGCCGGGATGCTCGGAGCCTCCGAAGAGGATGCACGCCGCATCCGGTTCGTGTTCGCCCCTGAGCGCCCGAACCCCAAGGAGCGCCTAGAAGCGATTCAGACGTTTATCCAAATGGGTGGCCGCGTCAGCGAGCGCGAAGTCCGCGACCTCCTCGGTCTGTCCGACCCGGAAGACGGGGAATCCGTCCTCGGCGGTCAAGCCGCAGGCAGCGCGGGCGCATCGTCTAACCCGCTCTCAGCCATGCTTGGGCAGGGCAACGAGAGCGAGGGCGACGAGCCAGCCCCTGAAGCGCCGAAGGTAGCCGCCGTCCGCAAGCGCAAGCGATGACCAAAGCCGAACTCGACAAGCACCTCCGCAAAGTCCTGCGCCAGTCGCAGCAGGCGTACCGCCGTGCGGTCGCGGCTCAGGTCAGGGGCGAAGATGCCCTCGCAGCGTGGGCGGAGTTCCACGAGGCAACGGCGGCGCTCCTAATGGCATCGTGGTTGTTCGGGGCGCGTGACACGGTGGACACCGCCAAGATCCCGGACGGGGCTATTGAGGGAATGCTCGACGATGGGGACGCGGTCAAGTTTGACCGAGACGTACCGATCTCCCTTGAGGGCTTCGGGACGAAATGGATGGCTCCGATCACGGGTTGGTTCCGTAAACGCGTACCAATCTCGCGTGCCGACTGGGAGCTGCTCATCAAGGCAGCAGCCGCCAGCGCCGGAGACGTGACCGATCACGAGCGCGAAAACGCCCTTCCCGACCTCCGCAAGCAGTCCCCGATTCTCGATTCGTTGTTACGCGGTGTTACACGGGGGCCGCAAGGCGCTATCTCCCGGGTGAAGCGGATCGTTGATACCACCTTCTTTGTGACCGCCATGAACCCCGCCCAGACGCGCATGGTGCAGGAACTGATCGCGCAGGTCATCGAGGAGCGCCCGACCAAGAGCGTGGTCGGCAAGCTCATCAAGACCATGAACCTTGGCGACTTCGTAACCACCGCCCAACTGATGACCGGGACAGGGTTAACCTCCTCCCGCCTTGAAACCGTCCTGCGGACGAATACGAACCGCGCCATGACCGAGGGCAGCGCCGAAGTCCTACGGGATGAGCGGGTGCAGGCGTTTGTCCCGCTGGTGCAATTTAGCGCCACCAAAGACCCGCGCACCCGGGACACGCACCGAGCCTTTGACGGCTACGTCGGGACGATGGCAGACTTCGACCGCCTTGGGATTGCCCCGCCGCTGGGCTTCAACTGCTTCCCCGGATGGCAACCCGTTGAAGGCGCAGTCGATATCGGTTTCCGTTCGCTATATCGCGGAGCGTTGGTAAACCTCAATACGCGGTCTGGTCATACTGTCACAGCGACAGCCAACCACCCAATACTCACCAGCCGAGGATGGTTGCCTGCTTATGCTGTCAAGGTTGGCGACAAGATGCTGCGCCGCAGCGGCAACGCCGTGGACGCGGCGGAACGATCCGGAAACGACAAGGGCGACCACCTGCCACCCACAGCCCTGCAAGTATTCGACACGCTTGCGGCGAAGGCTGTAGCCGCAACGACTGTCAATGCGAAGACTTCCCGCCATGTGTTCTATGGCGACGCGCTTTCCATGCAGGGCGAAATCGAGGTTGTATGGGCCGACCGCGTGCTGGTGTTCGATACCGTCAATGCCGAGCGCACGGATGGCATCAAAGAGCGGCAACTCGTCCGGGCTAGTTCGCCGAGAGCAGGACTTGGCACGCTTGGTAAGGCATTCGATGCTCTGCGCCCGACCCCGGACAGCAGCCCAAGCGGCTCCGCATTGGCGCTTGATAGCGGCAGGATCTTGCTTGATCCGGCTCCATTTCAACGCTTCGGACTCCCCGTGCGTGCGGAGATGAACGCCGCGACGCTTGAGCCGTATGTCGATTGCTTGGCGAGAAACGCCGACAGATTTGGCGATTTGGTTGGTACTTTCGCCAGCGCCGTAACGCTTGACGATGTCGTCGATGTCGATGTTGTTTCTGATTGGTCTGGCCATGTGTATGACTTCCGTAGCAGCAGCGGCATTCTTCTTGCTGACAGCATAGTCGTAAGCAACTGCCGCTGCGCCATCATTCCCGTCCCTGCCGCTGAGGCTTTGCGCGAGCGATGGACACGCCCGAACGGGACGATAGACCCAGCCGCTATTGCCAAGCACAACGGAGCGCGTCAGCGCCTTGTGGACACGCGCCAAGTTCCTGACCCCGGTTTCGTAAACGCATAAATAAATCGCAATGGAGATCGCTACGATGCACGACATGAGCAACACACGCAAGGAAATTGCCGCCCGTCTTGGATTTGCTGCCGGGAACGGCGCGAAAGCAGAGATGGACAGGCGCGACGGCAACTACTTTGTCATTCGCGGATTTGCGGACGACGAAATTGTGGGCGAAAAGTCACTTGATACCAAGCAGGAAGGTGATTACTACGGACAGAAAATGCTTGAGTACATCAAGAAATCAAATCCAAAAGCCAAGGAGGTGATTGTCAATATTTACGAGGTTGTAAATAATGGCGAAAACAAGGTCATCAAGACCCTGTCCTTCCGCGTTGGTGAGAAGGCATCATTTGGACGCGCTGAGAAAGTCTTGTCAGACGGCAGCGTTTCCCTTGATTTCACGGAAGCAAACGAGTGGCTTTCAACCGTTAGCGATGAAGCATTGAAGTACATTATTTCCGACTCCAACGCCGCAGCCAAAGCAATGGGTTCCGGCGGCAAGAAGTTCAACTACTACACCGATCTGGCATTGACAGCCGCGCAGATGTTGCGAAGTACGAAGCGTGGTGGCCATCGGCTCAACAGCTCCCGCCCCGGCGCAAAGACCCGCATGACCCGCGAGCAGACCGAGGAGCAGAAGGCAGGGCTGAAGATCATGTCCGCCGCTGACCCAGCCGTCGGCGCGAAGATCGCCAAGCTCATCAAAGAAGGCAAGCCACAAGACCAAGCGGTCGCAATCGCGCTCGACATGAAGCGCAGAGGAGAACTGTAAATGCCCGTAATCACCACAGCACAAGAGAACTTCCGCAAGGTCACGGTTGCTGCCGTCCCTACAACCTACACCGCAGCGCAGGCCGTCCTGCTCAACGCTGCCCCGACTAGCACAACGGGAACCGCACTCCTGTGGGACATCAACACGTCCTCGGTGAGCGGAACGAACCCCTCCCTGCTCTACGTCATGCCGTTCATCGTTGTGTCTGGCGCTCCGCCTACGAACACGGGCATCGGTATGCGGCTCCTTGGCTGGCGAAAGTACCTCGATGCCGCCGGAACGAGCTTCTGGTATATGCCGACCGTCCTCGCAGATTTCACGCTCGGCTTCACGGGCGGAACCGTCCCGAACTACACCATTGACGTGGCAAACACGCGCACCTTCTCAACCATCACTCAGGTCGCGGGAACGCCTGCTGCCAATTTGTACTCCCCTGCAGGCTCAAACGTGGAACCCGCTTACGCAATGGTTGACGTTGTTGGGTCGTCTTACGTCACGGCGCAGTTCAAGGCAAGCGCAACTGGCACGCCAGACATGGGAACCTTCTGGTCTAACCTGTAATGAATCGAGCGAACCGTCCAAGGATGTCACGGATCAGCGGCTCGTCTCGTGCGAGCAAGCTGATGGGTCGCGCTGGTGACGGATCGACCTTGTCCCTTGACTTCACGGCGATGGGTGGGGTACTTGATCCGCGCATCACGTTTAGCCGTGCAGACGCTACGGCGCTGGCTACGTTCATTAACAGCAGCGGCTATGTGGAAAAAGTTCCAGTCGGGCAACCGCAAGCGCCTCGCTTCACCTTCTCTGAGACGTCTATCGGTACGCCGCGCGGGTTGCTACTTGAAGCGCCAGCGACAAACATATGTACCCGTAGCGAAGACTTTGCAAATGCAGCATGGACAAAGACTAATATTACACAAACACCTGCATCTGGAACTTCTCCGGACAGTAACAATACCGCTACGCTTATTGCGGAAATTGTCGGTTACGGCAAACACAGTCTTGAAAGATCAATAACAGTAACCGCAGGAAGCATATACACATTCAGCGTTTTTCTCAAAGAAGCATCTAGTAACTCTAGGCGATATGCGGCTGTTCAAGTTGCAGATGGACAAGCAGTTGCTGCGCGAAATACTGTTGTGGTTGATTTACAAACCGGAACAGTAACAGCAAATGGAGTGAATAACGGGACTCAGGTTGGTTCGCCTACGGGTGTAGCGCACAGCATTACTCCATACAGAGATGGTTGGTATCGTGTAACCGTGACGATGAATTATGTTTTGTCACCGTGTTATCCAGTAGTAATGCTTAGTGAAAATTCGACATTGTTTGGCGGTAGTAATCAACCGTTCTATACAGCAACAAGTCCTGTTAAGGGTTTGTTGGTTTGGGGCGCACAACTAGAACTCGGTGATGCATCCTCGTACATCCCTACGGTTGCAAGTACCGTCACCCGCGCCGTTGACACCGCCATCATTGCCGCCGGGACGAACTTCAGCTCGTGGTACACGGGCGGAACAACGGGTACGTTCGTTGCTAACTGGTACGGCAACGCGTCAAGCGCAACCGCCCGCACGGTGATCGCAACAAACGACGTATTGACTCAGCACTTGCATATGTACCAAACCGCCTCAGCGCTCACGTTGCGGCTCGCAGACTTCAACGCTGTGGCGACCGTCACAACGGCAAATAGCCTGACCGCAGGCGCGTTGGCAAAGGGTGCATTCAGTTACAACGGGACGGCTACTAGCCTGTGCCTGAACGGCGGTACGGTCGCTACCGGGACGCTGGCGTTTAGTGCCGCCCCAACGTGGCTGAGTATTGGCGGCCCGTCCACGAACGGGACGAGCATCACCAGTACGACCGTCATGCTCAACAACAGCATTCGCACTCTCAAGTATTTCCCTGCGCGTCTAAGTGACGGTCAAATCCAAGGGCTAACCACCTAATGATCGACCTGAAGCCAACCACCGAGATGGCATCGAATGCTGCCCGTGGCCTTGAGCTGCGCGAAAAGCATGGTCGCGGTGGCACGAAGATCGGCGTAGCCCGGGCGCGTGACATCAAGAACCGGGCGAACCTGTCCCCCGAAACCGTGCGTCGCATGGTGTCCTACTTCGCTCGGCACGAGATTGACAAGCAAGGCGAGGGTTGGGGCAAGGATTCCGCCGGGTATATCGCTTGGCTCCTATGGGGCGGCGATGCGGGCAAGGCTTGGGCAGAGCGCAAGGACAAGGAACTCGACCGCAAAGAGGAGAAGATCGTGAACGCAAAGACATCTCACACCGTTGCCGAAGACGGCGACAAGGTAATGATTGAGCGCGTCGAGCTGTTCATGGCGTTTGACCCGGCCATCGACGACGGCGAGGCTGACCCAGAACTCAAGCGGTTCAACAACAAGCGCCTGAAGGACATCGTTGCATCGACGCGCAAGCATATGGCTCGCGGCTCGTTCCCTCGCCTCGTCATCATGCACGAGAAGGACGGCAAGGAACCGAAGTCCGCTGTTGGTCGATTCCCCACAATTTCCTACGAAGAACGCGATGGAATTGGGTACATTGTGGGCGACATGGAAGTCAACCGCAGCATCTTCGACGCATATATCGCTACTAACGCGTTTCCGCGTCGGTC